CTGTTCTGCTATGTAGGTCTTGACGTCTACCGATTCGAGTAGTGCCTCGATTACGTCGGAGGCTTCACGCTTGCTCAACTCGGTTAGGAGTTGCACTTGCTTGGTGTGGCTTTTCGCTGTGAGGCATGCGTTCACGAGGTCGCGGGCTTCGCTTGTGTCAGTGATACCCATGTCTTTGAGTGTGCCACGTATCTTCCCTAGTTGTGGGCCGCTGGCAAGGTTAAGCGTGTCGAGGCGTTTCGCTTCCCCAGTCTTGTACGGGTTGGGTGTAGGCGTTTGGTAGATGTCTTCCGGCTGTTCGCCTTTCGTGCGAGTGAAGCGCCGGTCTTCTGCCATCCGTATTTCGTGGCTTGTCGCTATCTTCTCGACGGGCATGACTGCCGCTACTGCCCTTCCCCAGCATGACGTTTCTAGGTTCATTAACTCTGAGCCGCGTGTGTACGGTGTGCGGCCCGGAATGAGTTCCCATGCCGTACCGACGCCGGGCCTAAGATCGTCAGGCGTGCGGTAAGCGTAGGCTTGCGCCCAGACCCATTGCTTCCCGTCTGCTTCCACAAATGTTGGTGCGCTGAGTTGAATTGAGCCAGTCGGGTAAGCGTCGTAGAATCTTTTCAGGCGCTCGGGTACGTCTACATAATTCCCCAGACGATCATCATAATCAGCCATTACACAACCTCCCACAATGTGACCTTGCGAGCATGGTTAGAGTCCCGCCGTGATTGAGTGACCCCGGCTAGACATATCGCTCCGAGTCTTGCCCAAGTGTTGAACAATGCCCCTACTTGATTAGATGACCCCATTGGTAGCCCGTGAGCCTCTATAAGATCGTCCGCCGTAATGATCTGCCCATACTCGAGGCTCCTGCGCCATTCAGTAGCGCGCAACGTCCATTCCGGGTCTTTCACTACGCTAGTAATGGCGCGGGTTTTTGCTTGTGTGCCATTCACGTATTCACAGAATCGACACCCCACCCCGGTACATGAGTGCACGTTCTTGCGCGCTTCATCTAACTCAAAGAGTGACTCCATTAGTGGCCCCCATTCTGATCCATGACGCGAGCGATGTGACGTCGTTTGGGTTCACGACGACGGTGTAGAGCGCGTCTGCAATCCTGCGGCGCTCCCGGTCTAGTTCTACGTCTATGCCCTGACATAGCGCGCATGTGTCGCGTGGCTTGTCCGTTCTTGGGTCTGACCAATAGCAAGTGACGTGATGTTCTTTCATCGTTTCCCCTTTGTGTGATGTATTTATAGACCTTCAATGTATCCGGCGTATGCCACCACGCCGGTGAAACTCAGAGTTATTGCTATGAGTGCGGCTTGTCGTGCGATGCGTTGAGACAGTGGTAGCGCCCGCCGTTCCAATGTTTCAGGCCGCTTAGTGACCCACGGTAGGAAAGGACTGTCCAGAACGCCTGATCCCACACGGCCCGGCTCCATTTCGTGGGGTCCGTGTGTTGCAACGTGAGTCGCATAGTCTTCGCCTGTTTGGAACCATACAACTTGCGCCATTCCTTTTCCATCATCCATGTCGCTCCCTGTGCTAGTGGTCGTGTGAATTGGTAAGTGCCGACATAGCGGCCATTATCTCCAGTGCCCGAATAGTTCCAGCGTCCCTCACGCTGACCGATGCACTTCCTGAGCCCCTCGAAACGGTGGTCGTAATAATGTCCCGTGTAGGCGCTGGGTTTGTAGCCTGTTTCGTGTGCTTGCGTTGTGAGAGGCGGCGCGACTGCAATAAGGACAGCCAAGACCGCCGAGACAATTACTTGCCCTCAGAGTTAGCCGGACGGGTTGTCATCCCCTTAAATGCTTCGACCGACTCGCGGTCTATGCGACGTTGCCCGCCGGGTGTGCGGATCCCGGATAATTGGCCTTGATCAAAGTAACGAGAAATAGAATCGACAGACACTCCTAGCATGTCCGCTGCTTTTCCCGGTCGTACATATGCCGTCATGTTTTCCCCTTTCGATTAACAACTTACACGAGTCTTGCGGGTTTAGCGGGCTATTTTTTGGGCGTGTCGAATATGGGGAGCGGGAAAGCGCCCCCATGCTTTTCCGCGTACTCTGTGAAAGATACGTGGATATGTGTTTCATGGCCGTAGCCGCTTCCGCGCCATTTCCAAGACGAGGCGCTATACGAATTTGAGGCAATCTGGTCGTTATACACAACGTATTTAATGCGCTGCGAGCCGGGTAGGCCGCTCGCGGCGTAGGCCACGATCTGATCTGCAAGAATTTGCGCCATTCCTCGGCCCCTACCTGACCCTAGCAAATCTGCGTCTATGTCAAGCGCGTGGACGTAGCCGTTTTTAGTTGGATTATGATCGCTAGGTCTGGCTCTGTGTGCCGCGTCTCCAATGATGCCATCGGCTCCCCTATCGCGTTTAGGCCAGCGCTTGTCTACTTGTGCGCGCAATGTCAGTGCCGCGGCGCAAGGTTTCCACGCGGTCATTGTTCGCCCTCTATTGGAAATTCTGACGCGGTTGCGAGGTCTGATAGTGGCGTCTGTTTGCCTCGCCCATATCTAGGGTCGTATTTATTAAGTGCATTTACGAGTAGTGGAATGACTGCCGCGCCTATGCCCACTATGAGGGGGTTAATGTTAGCCGTCGTAAGCCATGACAGGACCGCGCCCAATGCCGCGCCCGCTACGCTTTTGGTCAGGCTTGCTTCCCACGCTGTTGCCAGCCATCTACCTGTCATGCCTGAGCCTTTCCTCTAGCCCGCGTAATTCTTGACGTACCACGCTTTTAATGAGCCAGACGTTAGCGACAATAAGGACCGTGATAATGGATAACACTCCGCCTACGAGTGTCACCCAGTCAGACGGTTGCATTCTTACCCGGTTTAGGAATGACGTAGTTCGGAAACATGATTCGTAGCATGTCATCTGTAAAGCCTAGGCTTTTGGCGTGTGCATAGGCGGCATCCGAAGCGGCGCGGTCCGCTGCTTCTTGCGCTTCTTTCGCTTCTTGCGCTAACTCTTGATCTTTCCTGTCCTGTGCGCGTTGAGCCTTTTCCGCGTTATTAAATCCGCGTTCCACGCTTTCGCCTGTTATCGCGTTTACTTCTAATACATCAGCCATGTCTAATCCTTCTATGAGTTTTGGTAGCCGTAGACGCGGAAAGACCCAGTTAAATTACCGGTATCGCTAATGATTGAGATACCGTCAAATGAGGAATTAACTTTGTGAGCAATGGAGAAAATGTTAGTCAAAGTATTATTCGTCGATCTTTGCACCAATCCAGTCGCGGTTGTGGCTTCCGCTATAAATGGACTGTAAACGTCGAAAGAAACGGCGTTAAGAGTTGTTGTATCAGCGTAAAGGATGAGTGCTGAGGTTTGGGCTGAAAGCCGGCTACCGCTTATAGAAGTATCGTTTCCGGCGGTAGTTTGAGTAAAATATTCCGCTGTCGTGTTATCTGTACCGGAAACCCTAAAACGTATGTTCACATTTCTCGCAACACTTGTCGAGCATTTGAAAAGGATTCTATAATTGTCATACGTTGCGCTAAAGCAGTTATTTACGTTTAGGCTTGCAACCGCGCTGAGAGTTGATGACGAGATGAGAGTCAAACCGCTCGCTGTTGCTACGCTCGGTTTAACGGTTGGCGACCAAACATCCGCCGCAACTAATTGCACTTCGCACGATTGGTATTGCGTTAGTGAAATGTTACCACCGTTGAGCGTTACGCCGCCGTTAGGCTGCACTGTGGTCGTACCCGCACCTTTATTAGATATCCGTAAAATCGTGCCAGTTTCATAGGCAACACTAGCCGCGGTCGGGATTGTGAAAGTGTTTCCGCTGGCTACGTTCATTACGACGGTTTTTCCGGCGTCCAACAGGACCCCCGTATATGACGCGGTCTGATTGTTAAGCCCGTTGCCCTTAAACGACACGTCGTCGATGCGATCTGCGACCGCTAGCGATGATGTAGGCCAGCCGCTTACAAGGTCGGACGATTGTACGTACGGGGACCCGTAGGTAGTTGTAGCCATTACATCTCCTTATGCTGCTAATAGGTCGTCAGGTAAGACGACGTTATACCATTGAATGCTTGCATTGACGTTACCCCAGATGAGTGTCGGGCTAACTGAAATCCATTGAGCCATGGCGTACGAGTAGCGAGGGTCTGACAGACTCAAAGTGAGTACGTGGCCTTGCTCGGTATATTGCTCTGACCATCCCTCGACAATGCCCAAGAATTGAGTTATGGGAGCCGGGGAAGGTAGGCCGTTTATTTGCACTCGGTCGCCTGAAACGAGGGCCAAAATTGCGGTGCGTTGTGGCGTCGTCAGTAAGTCTACGAATATTTGTATTTGTTGTAGGTCGTAGCGCGGCTCGGATTGTGCCGTAATAATTGCGCCGGCCCGGTTGTAAGCATCTAGCGGGTCTGAAAGTTGAGTAGGGAGCACTGTGGCTCGGAGCCCGTGTGTTGTTTGGCTTGCCGTGTCTTCCGCGACTATGACACTTTGGGGATTACTAGCGCCGTAGGCAATGGTGGCGCGATTCACTACGGTAAGAATGTTGTTACGCCATACCGGTTCCCAAATTACTGATCCATTGGTAAGCGTTACGGGTACGGGTGCTGCGGCCGATGCCGTGTAAAGGTCGTCCCAATTATAAAGAGTGTAATCCGCCCAAGTGCCGGTGACATATACCCACGTAGCGGGGTTGTAATCATAGCCGCGACGGCTATAAGACTCGATCCCGATAGTGCCGTTAGGTAGGTCGTACATTGTCGCGCCGGTCTGGGTGCAAATGTTTGATAGCAACGTAAGG